ATGATTGTTCACAAGGTGCATATAATCAACGGCCCAACTTAACCATCTTTTTACAAATTTTTCCTTGTCCATTTGTTTTTCTCCAAAACCTGGATTTGATATTTCTTTTTTCATTGTTTATTTCTCCCTTAGTTTATAGGATATTATATCTTTATAGTGTAGCCTTGTCAAGCTTGCTGCTTGACGCTTGCAGCTTGTCGCTTGCTGCTTGTAGCTTGGCCCTTGCGCTTCTAACCAGCGCCAGTGGCCGATCAGGATCGGAACATTTTCCGACCCTGATTTATTAATTTTACTCATTGCCAATAGTTTCCACCAGCAGCGCTGTTCAGGCATGTCAAGTACTCAGACTCTGACAATCCCAGCTGGTTAGTCAGGAAGCTATGCTTATCTCCCTGCAGCCCAAACTTTGGGTCCTTCAGGTACGCGACCGCTTTGGTTAGGATCTCCTGGCGTTTGCTGCCGCCAGGCTGGTATTCTTTTTTCATAGTTTTTTTAGTCATTTTGTTTGCTCCTCTTCCATTTTATAATGTGCTCTAGCTTCTTCAGCACGTTCTTGATCAGTCTTAACCATACGCAGGATCTCTTCCAGTGCGTCGGCTATTCTTTTTAATTGTTCATTGTCCATATTATATCCTTTCTAAATACATCCTATATTATCTTATAACCATTGTCAAGCGTTGCTTGCTGCTTGTCGCTTGCCGCTTGTGGCTGCTGGTAGGTCTCACCCAGCATTATATCTAACGCATCTTACTGCGCCTATCTCCGAAGAGCAACTAGACCAATGGGCCACAACTTAATCATCTAAACCCAGCGCTGCCCCGTAGCTTGCGGATCCGGCAACGCTGAGCAAAGGCTGCCCCACCCGAAGTCACTTAGCGCGAAGCATTTGGTGAGCGGAATGTGTGCCTTTTAATTATTAGGAGGCTGCCAAGTACCTTGTGTCAATTCACACATCACTTGTCTTTATAGATCCGGGCCCCGGGCAAGGATCTAAAGGCTCAGCCACCAAATAATGACAGTACCAAGAACCGTAGTCCTTGCTAGTGGCAGTCATGTTAACCCGCACTGTCAGCTAATTTGAGTTTTTTAATTCCGTATATTAGCAAAAGGGAATATCTCCTATATAATCCCATTGACATAGTTTGTCAAGTGTTGTATAAAATAAATATGCAAATAAATAAATTAACAATAGGAAAGAAAATGCCAGAAAAAAGACTGACACTAAATAGTGAAAAAAGAAAAGCGATTGCTGATGTATTTCAAAATCACTTTGAACAAACAAGTCCAAAGTTTGAACTACATAAAAAATCAATAGCTGATTATAATACTGCTAGAACTAAAATGAAAGTCCTAGCTGAAACAGTTGTAAGACACCACCAACCACAAGAGGACATTGATACAATCAAAAGTATGATTGCTAAATACAATAGAAGTGGTGGAGAGTTATATAATGATAACTGTTTTTATTTTACTGCACCACCAAGAATGGAAACAGATAGCGACGGAACTAAAAGAGAAGTTGTTGATGAGGAACACGTTAAGTTTTCTTTAGGTAAAGATTTTTCAAGGTCTTATTATAGAGATGAGATTAAAGCAAAAGGTCTTAACCCAGACTTCCAAGTAGCAATCAATAATAACTTAGATAAAAGAAGTCCAAGCTATTACACTATGGAAAGCCAAGTAAATAAATTTACAGGGCATGAAACAAGTAGCAACAATAATAAAACTGAATTGTCATTAAGAGATGAGTGGGAGAAAGATTTCCAACTCACAACAATTGGTACTAGTTATTGTCATAGTAGAATGTTTGCAGTTGACCAAGAAACATTTGAGATGTTTAAGATGTATAATACTTTGAGAGAGAATGTTAGATTATCTCACGAACAATTATTCTCTCATGTAAATGGCAAAATGCAAAAACTTACATTGGGTTTAAAATCTTACAGATACTTTGACCAAGCTAAATCACTAGCTGACAAATTAGGTGTTGCACTTAATGAGGGCATACTGAATGAGAGTAGCAGTATGGCTTTGTCTGTTTATAGTCCAGAAAATCTAGCTGACTTATTAACTGATAAGGTAGAGCAAACAAGAGAGGAAAAAATAGCTATTGCAAGGTCAATGCAACAGCAACAAAGTGTAAATTAATAGTTGACTTAATATGGGATATAAGGTATAATATCCCATATTAACAAATCAAAGCGAGGAAAAATATGACACACTTTACAAGACTAGAAAACTTAAACAAACAATTAATGATTGGAGAAAAAATTACTGTCTTACTAGACCAATCAAGTAAGTTAATGCAGATGGTAAATGACAATCAAAAAGAACTTAATAGACTAAAAGAGGAAACAGAACAGTTGCAAGCCCACATGGATAATTCAACAGACCATATTGAGGCATAAATAAACAGTTGACAAACCTAGGGTATTACTATAATATCCTAGATAGAAAGCGAGGAAAGAACATGAACACAGATAAACAATTTAACATTACGTACTATGCAAAGAAACACGCAAAGCACATAACACGTAGAGCAAAATGGACTAGCCTATCAAAGTATTGGACTAGTAAAGTTGGCAAACCTTTAATAACTTACTATGATGTAGACGCACAAGGTTATAGGACTTGTAGTGGTAGCTACAAGATTAGGTTTTAATTATGACACAATTAACAGATGAGCATTTTGAACTACACACAAAAAACAAAGCAGAACAACATGAAAGGCAAAAGATTAAATTCTTAGAGGATAGAATTAAAGTTTTAGAAAGTGCAATAGAAAGCCATGCCAAAATCTTGGCAAGGTTTCAAATGACAGAGGGAGATAACTCATGATTGATCTTAAAAAACTAAACAAAGCTATTGATACAATTCAACAAGATAAAAAGACTACAACCTTTTGTATTAATATGCCTACATCATTGAGAGATAAGATAGTTAAATACTCTAAGACTAAAAAAATATCAGCGAGTATGATGATTAAAACTGTCTTTAGTGAATTAGTGGAGAACCAATCATGAGTAATTTTGTTTGGTGTCATGGACCGAGTTGCCACAAATCTCACACCCAAGATAGGATAAGAGGTGTCAAGGGTAGCAAGGTTTTAAGAACAAAGAAAGTAACACAGGACAGGTGGAATACAGGACAACACATGAGTATGTATTCCTATTTCTGTAGTCAAGGCTGTTACAATGACTTTGCTAACAAACATGTAAGAGAAGTCATAGCTATTGCACCAAGGACCGAGGCTCTTGAAACACCAATAGATGTAGTCAAGGAACATGCAAGAGATTGGAGAGGTAATGATTATATGGAAACCAAGATAATAGCAGTTGACAACAATGGTGGATAGTATAGGATAGGACCATAACAAATACAGGAGAAAACATGACACAACAAATCAAAGCAACTAACCCTTACTCTGGCGAGTCAGCAATGCTAACACCAGAGGAGCACAAGTTATACATAGAGATTAAAGAAGCAGAGTTTAACGAAGACTATAAGACTGTACAAAAAGGTCTTAGTAAGTTTAGTAGACTAAATGCTAGCGCATACATGACACTACTAGACTAACCGAGTTACATACATGTGTGGTCCTGTTGGACCACACACACTCACAGGTTGTGCGGCCGCGCTCGCATATCAATAGAGGTACCAGACCCAATTCCAACGTAGCACAAAGCACAAAACACAATACCCTTATATTATATAGGGGTCCCACACGTATAGGTTGTATTGCTTGATTTACAGGTTTAATGCTGTTAAATTCATTATGAACATCTATAAAGGTGCAAAAAAATTATAAAAAATTTTTATGGAAATAAATGACATAGACATTAGTAAGTTACCGGCTGATGTAAGGAAAGAATTTAAAACGCTGCAAGTAATGCATGCGGAAAAAAAAATTAGAAATAAAGCTAGAAGTGACTTTATGTCATTTGTAAAATGCGTATGGCCAGAGTTTGTTGAAGGCGCACACCATAGACATATTGCAAAAAAATTTAATGATCTAGCTGAAGGTAAAATAAACAGACTAATTGTAAACATGCCGCCTAGACACACTAAGTCTGAGTTTGCATCGTTTCTACTTCCTGCCTGGATGGTGGGCCGTAATCCAAAGCTCAAGATTATTCAAGCAACTCACACAGGAGAATTAGCAATAAGATTTGGCCGTAAAGCTAAGACCTTGATTGATAGTCCAGATTATCATAAGATATTTGAAACAAGACTAAGAGAAGATTCCCAAGCTGCCGGTAGGTGGGAAACAGCACAAGGTGGCGAGTATTTTGCTGCAGGGGTCGGCGGTGCTATAACCGGACGGGGTGCTGACCTATTGATAATTGATGATCCACACTCGGAACAAGATG